TGCGTTCCGCTTTACCTAAGTACCGAGTGGTGTATTTAGGTAAGGTTCCTACCGGACGCAGTTGTAAGCGGCTTTTTTTCGTCTGTACTTTCTACGCCAACCGTACTCCGCACGTTAGTAAGAACCTACATGGGTTGCGTGGAAGAGAACATAGGCAGGTCTTCACCCGATACTCGCCTCGCAGCGTTAAATGGCGACTGCACAAGACGGAAAGGCCGAGGTGAGACAAACTTTCCATCGATTCAACATTAACTCAGCGTAGGACTGGTCGTTAACAATGTTAATGATGGGTCAGGTGTGATGCCCCTATCACCCTTGGTCAACCTATGGTTTGTCAACAATTGACGGGCTGGCAGATTTTGATAAACTGCCCATCCCACTGCTAGGAGTAACATTTGAAAAAGATACACATTGACACCATCCGCATTGATGGTGGCACTCAATCAAGGGCAAAACTAAACACAGACAAGGTAAACGAATACGCTGATTTGATGAAGGAAGGGACATCCTTCAAGCCGATAACAGTTTTCCATGACGGCTCGGATTATTGGTTGGCTGCAGGATTCCACCGCTACTTTGCCCAGAAGAAAAACAACGTAACAGCGATAGATGTAGAGATAAAAGAAGGCACAGTAGATGACGCCTTAATATTTTCTCTAGGCTCCAACAGGGACCACGGCATCCAGACTACCCCAGAAGATAACCGCTACGCAGTTGGCATCATCAAGAAGAAGTGGGCTAACTGGACGAACACCATGATTGCCAAGCACCTTGGTATCTCATCCATGACAGTCGGACGCATTCTTAAGTCCGAACCAGCCCAAGAAGAACCAGAGGAAAAGGTCTACGAAAGAGCTGGCAAAGAAGTCAAAGTCCCCACCAAGAAGCTCAGTCGGGCAGCCAAGCCAGAACCCAAGCCAGAGAAAAAGGTCAAGCACCAGCCCCCAGAGGTAACTCCAGAAGAGAAGATTGCCGAGCTATCAGACACCATTTGCAGTCTGGACGAGGAAAACATACGGCTCAAGGACATGGTTGCATCACAGAAGTGGGATGCCTCTGACATCGAGATAGAAGACATCCACGACACAGTTAAGAATTTGCGGGAGCAGATTCGGGTGCTGGAGATTGATAACAAGGCTTTGCGGGACAGCCGAGATATGTTCCAGTCAAGGAATGCAGAGCTGATACGCTCGTTAGCCTCACTCAAAAAGAAACTAGGCATCTAACGGAGCTGATATGGATTTGACGCTACGAGAGCATCAAACATCAGTTGTTGATGCATTGCGTGAGGGCTTTAAGCAGGGACACAGGTCACAACTGCTCTACGCACCAACTGGCTTTGGCAAGACAGAGGTTGCCATTTATCTGATGAAAGCCACATCAGACAATTACAAGCGCTGCGCCATGATTCTCGACAGAATCGTCTTGGTCGAACAGACCAGTCTGCGCTTATCCAAATACAAGTTACCCCATGGCGTCTACCAAGCGAACCATTGGAAGTTTGACAAGACCAGACGCATCCAAGTCTGCTCCGCCCAAACGCTGGAGAGAAGGCAGAAGTTCCCTGACATAGATTTGCTTATCGTTGACGAGTGCCATGTAACGCGCAAACAGATTAGCGACATCATCAAAGACAACCCGCAGCTCAAAGTTATTGGCCTGACGGCTACGCCTTTTACAAAGGGCTTGGGTGACCTCTACACCAATGTGGTGTGTGCGTCTACGACAGAGTTCTTGGTCGAGAACAAATGGCTAACCCCGTTAAAGGTCTACATTGCCAAAGAGATAGACATGACAGGCGTTAAGAAGGTTGCTGGCGAGTGGAGTCCAGACCAAGTAACCGAGCGGGGCATGAAGATTACTGGGGATATCGTAGAAGAATGGGTTTTGAAGACGCATCAAGTCTTTGGCAAACCAGTTAAAACGATTGTGTTTTGCGCTGGCGTGGCACACGGGCAGGACTTGGTGGAGCAATTTGCGAGGAAAGGTTACAACTTTGTAAGCGTTTCCTACAAGGACAATTCCGAATACAAACAGGAAGTTATCGAGGACTTCAGCAAGCCAGACACAGAGATACATGGCCTGATTGCCACAGACATATTGACCAGGGGGTTTGACGTCCCTGACGTCTTGATTGGAGTCTCTGCCCGCCCGTTTTCCAAGTCTTTTTCAAGCCATGTCCAACAGATGGGACGGGTAATGAGGGCGTATGAGGGCAAGGAATTCGCACTTTGGCTTGACCATTCTGGTAATTTCCTTCGTTTTAGGGACGATTGGGAGAAAGTTTACGCAGAAGGGGTCAAAACTTTGTCCAATTCTGGCGAGAAAGCCAAGAAAGAACCTACTGACAGGCTGAAAAAGGACTCCAAATGCCCGCAATGCTCACATCTTTGGCCTAAGAACGGCATTTCTTGCCCAGCTTGTGGCTATGTCAAGAAGAAAAAGCAGATTGAGTCCGTCAACGGAGAGCTGGTGGAGCTTGGCTTTGACAAGAGCAACAACAAGCAGCAGAAGCAAAACTTCTACTCAGAGTTACTGTATATCGCCCAGAACAAGAACTACAACATCCATTGGGCAAGTCACAAATATCGGGAGAAGTTTGGCGTGTGGCCTAGAGGGTTGGAAGAGTATCCAAGGATTCCGTCAATCGACACCGAGAAGTGGGTAAGGCACCGCAATATTGCGTTTGGTAAACGTCAAAACAAAATGAGGGCAACATGAGATATCTGTTAATTCTTCTACTTCTGGCGTCATGCGCCAAGAACCAATACACCGACAACTCAGACTTGCCGAATACGACAATGCTGGTGGACAAAGAGATGTCTGCCATGACCAGAACCCAAATCATCAATGCCATACAAGAGTGTCAATCGGGTAATCTGCGCCCAGTTATGGTCTATTCCAGACGCAAAATCAATGGTCAGGTGTCTGAAGTGGTGGTAGATGTATCCTGTGCGCCTAAGTTTGGAATGTGATGGACTTTATTAACTTTGCTAGGAATCACGGGCTTATCATTAACACTGTTAATGGTCTGAATAAATGGGTATCCACACCGACAGAAGACCATCCGAGGTCTACGAATGGTCGTTATAAATTGCTGGGAGATGTCGGTTGGGTAATTAACTGGGCAACTATGGAAAAGCCAGCCATGTGGCGTTCAGAGGGCAGTTCGCCTTCGTCAACCAACTTTAGGAAACAAATAGATGCATCAAACCGAGAAAGAGAGCTTATGGCGCAAAAGGCGTCCGCCAAAGCGGATTGGATTCTCCAGCAGACCGAGCTGCTGACCCATCCATATTTAGAAAAGAAGGGATTCCCCAATGAAGAGGGGAATGTATGGAAGAAGGACGGAGAATCTATCCTAGTCATCCCTATGCGCTTGGGGAAAGCCTTGGTGGGTTGCCAGTTGGTTACTGAACAAGGGGAAAAGAAGTTCTTGCATGGTCAATCGTCTAAAGGCGCAACCTTTGTTATAGGCGCAGAAGGGACTACCTTTTTCTGCGAGGGGTATGCCACGGCTCTCTCCGTCAGACAGATTATGAAAACAAGCAACCTCAGCTACTGTATCAATGTCTGCTTCAGTGCAAGCAATATGAAGTTCGTAGCGAGGAACAAGGGGAAGGGCATCATCATTGCTGATAATGATGCCAATGGTGTCGGAGAGTCTTGCGCCAAAGAAACAGGCTACCCTTACTGGATTAGCGAAACAGTCGGGGAAGATTTCAACGATTACCATGTTAGGGTCGGTTCGTTTCGTGCGAGTCAGACTTTAAAGAAGTTTTTACTTGGCGCAAAAATCTAGCTTCAATCTGTCTGGCTCTCTCACGGGAGAGTCCGTAGGGCTTGGCACACTCGATTAGGCTGGCTCCTTTGGCTCTGTCAACCAGCATAGACCAATACTTATTTCTATTGTCTGCACTACAGCGCCTATTCCAATCGTCAAAGCTATCTCGACTAGGGAAATCGACAAAAATGTAGGGGGTTTCCCCCCCTACGAATACTGGCACTCTGCCACCGCAGGATTTTAAATTCACTCGTTTACCTCCATGATTCTGAATTCGTTAATGTTGTATTTGGATTCCATTAGCCCCTTGGAGTAGGCGTCCAGTTGTTCGCCAAGGTGTTCGGTTAGGGCTTGTAGGGCATCCGTATATGTTGTGAAAAGAGCGAGAGATTCCTCGCCCAGTTCGTTTGTATCAGTCCAGCAGTTTGTCCAACCACCTCCCAATGTGTAGTGCTGCACCTCAAATAACAATCGGCTGCTCCTTGACTGTTTTTTCAAAGTGTTTTCTGGTCATGTCAATGAACTCAGCAACCTGACTAGGGGGATAGTTTTCCACCACTTCCCAAGGCACGATATCTTCTATTTCGTCCCAACCTTTTGCATTCTCAAGGGATTCCATAATGTCCCAATAGGACGCAAAGTCTGGAGTTTCGGTCAGCCATTCATCAATGGCAAATGCTTCTGATGTTTTCATTTTTCCTCCACTACTGATTCAATGTTCCAATCGTCCAGACCGCCATGGTCGAATACTGAGCCGTCCAATTTCTTGGCTATCTCGTATGCTTCTGCGGAGTTTCTGGCTTTTATCGTTGTTTCGCACATGGTCGAATATGTAGCTCTGACAATGAAGTTTTTCTTTTCTTGCAGTTTGGGTTCGAATGCAATGGTTGGCAAATGGTCTACACCACTAGCTATGTAGAAGTGGTCAAACGATTCATAGACGCACAGGTATTCGTCACTAATTCCTAGCACCCGTCCGTCTTTGAGTTCAACAAAATCCACAACGCATCCACCGCCCGTGTTTTCGGTAAACACGCTGTCAATGTAGGTTAGGTTTACTTTTATGCTCATCTTGACCTCCATCCAAAGGGACTGAATTTAAAGGGAAGATTAGTTTCAGAGACTACATCTCCGTTTGCGTCAAATACAAAAATAGAGAATACTTGTTTCTCATCATCTTGAATAATCTGGGCGTATCCGCCTTGTTGTGTTACTTCATCTTCTTCCATGTCGCACAAATCAAAGTTGACAACGATTGAGCCGTTGTCTAATTGGTCGGTGGTCATAATGATTTTTTCGTAGGCATTTAGTTGCATTTGGGAATTTCCTCATCAATGTATTGCTGGGCATCTTCTGGGTTATCAAAGCAGAGAAAATCGCCTTTGGGGTCTATCCATTCCCCCCATGCATCTCCGTAGATTCCCCAGAGGTTTGTATCAACCTCTTCTACTTTCCAGTATTCGGGTTTGTTGAGTTTCTTGTCTCTAACAATGATTTCGTGGCAAATCATTAGACAAGTCGTTTGGTGTTCACCCGTGAGGTGGTCTAGCTCGTGGGGGCTGTATTCTTCCAACAGCTCGATAATCTTTTCTTTTAGCATGACGCCCATCCAAAGAAATAATATCTATCGTTCTTCAAGTCGATACAACCAGCGTCACCCCATTTCTTTGTGACTCGCTCATCATCTTCATCAATTAGCTTGTTGGCGTATTCCAACGGGTCTGCACCTTCTGGGACTGGAATCATCACAAAGGTTGTTTTCTCTGCAATGGTTCCCGTATACCCAGCGTGTCCGTGGTAGTAGAAGGCATCTTCTCTGGCTTGTGCAAATGCTTCATTGGCAGTTTTACCTTCTGCAAAGGTAGCGAATGTGGTAGCACCCATTTAACGGACTCCTTTAAATGTGATTGAAAATACTTGGTCGCTGAAATCGGTAGAGTTATCTTTTGCGCTGTATGCGTCAACTTTGATAACACCATCTCCAAGGTGGAGATAGTTGAGGGTGTAATCGTCTAGGTTAAAAAACCAGTCACCAGAGCTGAGAATCTCATCTTTGAAGACTGGCAATACCAGCTCAATCATCTTTTGCAAATTATTCATCTTCCATCTCCTCTTCGTAATGCTCCAGTTCTTCTTTCAAGTTGAAGTTTTCGATAATGTCTGAGGGAATGCGTTTGTGGATATTTTTAGAAGTAATACCTTCCATGCTGAATTCGGCATCCCCGTTTTCAGAATCCCAGCTCCCGCAAAAACCTATGCCACCTTCAAAATAATAAGCAGCAATATGAAACCCCAGCTCTGCCATTTTTTCGTAGGCATTGACTGGCGGACTCCATGCAGAATTGAATGAAAGGGTCAATTCGTTTGTGCCAGTTCGTTGGCAGAAACCATCATCTCCACCAACATCCCACTTAGTTCCCCATTCTTTGACGCAGAAGTCCCACCAGTTTTTATGCTTGAAGAATTCTTCGTTTAGCTTTTCCCGCAGTTCTAGCAGGCGCTGGGCATAAGTGCCTTCACCAAGAAACCCAGCAGTCGTATCCTTTAGCTCCTTTGGGACTGGCACAAACTCTTCCAGCAGTCTTCTTTCGTTGAATGCTTTCTCAGCTCTGTCAATCATGGCAGGGTCGTCATGTTTTAAAACTAAATTGTTGTCACACCAATTAGGCATAGTTACTCCAGTTGTTAATCAAAGACCGCATCTCTGCGGTTTCGTCCTACAGGACTCATCAGTTTGATAGTTGGAATTCCTTTTCTTTCCACTTGGTTATCTTGCAGATAGTCCCGTCTTTCGTGCGGAATAAAACCTTGTTCCCGTCTTTAACAACCTTGAATGTGTCTTCCATAAACAGGCGGAAATTGAAGGGTTTGGCAAACTTGATAATGTCTCCATCATTAACTTTTATCTTGTTTCTCTCCGCATAGAAACGGCATTTCTCTCGCCATTTCTTTGCGTTCTCGTTGACTGGCGGATAAAACTGGTCTAGCTTGTCAAGCAGTTTTATTGGTGCGCCATAGTAGTAAGGCATGGCAGACTCACCCATGTCTTTGAAGAATATTTGCCCGTCTTCATGGCGAATCAGGATAACGATAGCTTCCGCCATCACTATATTTGTCTCCTTATCGCCTTGCAGGAATAGCCCGTAAGCCACACCGCCTTTGATGGTCAGGTCGTGCAATTCCCACTTGTGGGTTTCGTTTTCCCCAGAGAATTGTTTAATCAAAAAATCCCGTGTGGGCATTGTTTTTAATGTTCCAGTCCATCCCATGGCTTATTCCTCGATTGGTTCGTCAACATCTGATTGGCTGTAACCAGTCAGGATTGCGGGGCGGTATTGAGCTAACACTTTGTCAACGCACTTGTCGCAGACTTTGGCTAATTCAATCCCTTGGGCGTCATATTCCCACCAAGAGTTTTCTCTGGTGTGTTCGCAGTCATCAGTCATTGTCAATTTCCTTTATTCCAGCTATGCACAAAATTACTTCTTTGGCTTGGGCATTGAATCCCAGCTCGTTGGCGATATCGTCCCATTCTGGGATTGTTTCGGGGTCTATGCGAATCCATGCCCCTTGGGGCAGGACTCGATACCCAGCGTTGACTATCTGGGTTTTGGTTATCAATGTTCACCCCCGTGGTAGCGTTTCATGTATTCAGCGTAGATAATGTCTTCAATCTGGCGCATGGCTTGGGGGGTGACAGTCAACCAGTTGGTTTCCCCGTGTGAAGAATGCACCTTGACCAGCAATTCCCCGTTGAATTCGGTGTGCAGGGGATAGGGTGCGACTCTGAAGAATTGGGACTCTATGTATGTCATTTCAATATTCCCCTTTCAGCATCAGAATGTTGTCTATCAGGAAAAACCCGTAAATGCCAGTTGGGCAATCGGTGTATTCGATTTTCTTTTGTTTGATGGTGTTGCAGTCTCCGTCTTCCACGCTGATGGTGGCTTTGCCATTGAGTGAAGACAGGCTAATTGACATGAAGGGATACTTCTTTTGGAGTTTGAAGTATTCGGTTGCAACGATATCGAGAAACCAGAAGGCACCAGCTTCATTGCAGAAGAATTCCACACCATCCGTATGACGCATGGCAGGCACAAATATGCAAGATTTGTAGGCATTCTCAGACCCGATAAATCCCGTGAGGTCGATTGTCTTTTCCATAGTAATCCTAAGAGTTGAACAAGACCGCAATCTCTGCGGTTTCGACTATTTAAGTCTCATCAGTTGTTCTGGTGTATTCCTCGTCCCAGTAGTTCATAAAGTCGGTCATGGTGAAGTCTGCGACTGTCTCGTTGTCTTCCAGACCAAAGGGAATAATCAATGCCCAACCGACCTTCTCATCATTCTCATAAATCCAGATTTCAGCTTCTTCAACTGACCGGATATGGTCGAGAATCTTTTCCTTGTCGGTGGATTTGAGAACTGGCATTTCCTCTCCGTCCCAGACGCTGATAGTGCAACCACGCAGAAGGGAGAAGTCCACTAGGTGTTCGTATGCTTTCATTCTGATATCTCCTTAATAAAGCCTACTTTGTTTCCGTTGCTGTCGTAGATGCTGAAGTGGGTGAGTTGTTGGTCATTTCGCATATTGGTAGCGATAGACTCAAGGATTGACGCCACCTCGCCCCATGGGTCTTCTTGGAAGGCGTCATTGTCTGTATTGATTGTGAGAGTAATCATTCGGTTATCTCCAAGATTAGGGATTGTGTTGTTACCTTCTCGCCCCGTTTGAGCTGGGCAATGATTGCCATAGCTTCCATGGTTTTCTTGACAGTCTTACCAGCACCAGTAATTTGCATTACCACGCCTTCAAGACCAGCGTCTGGGAAAGTCATTACTGGCTTACCTTCTACTTTGCGTTGTGTCACTTTGAGCATAGTTACTCCGTTTGTTGGTCAAGACCGCATACCCTGCGGTTTCGTCTATTGAAGACTCTTCAGTTGACCTAGATTGAGATAAGCATTAGATACAAGGCACGAGAGACAGAACAGCTACATTCCTCAGTGAGATACCAGAAGGTGTAGCGTTTGCCATAGGCGTCATGGATACATTTCACATCTAATGGATTCTGGTAGTGGCAGTTAAGTGTCATTGGCATCATGGTGAATTACTCCTAGTAGTTGAAACGGATTTCTTTCCGCCTATGTATTAGATGTGGACTGCTACTTGTTTGTCAAGTGTTTTTTTAAACTATTTTCATTTCTCTAGGATTCATGCGGGTTTGCGGGGCATTGCGAGCTGGGTTTTATTTCGATATTGGTGGTGCTGGGTGCATAAATCGGCACAGGATTGACGCAATCCGTTAGTAGCGAAGCGAAACAGTCTAGACATTGCACAGATAACCATATAGGATGCTAACCTTCTAGATACCCAAGACATACCTAAGACATGAAGAAGCTATCCAAGAAGGAAATACAGGAAGGAATGAAGGCAGTCCCAATAGAGAGAATACTGCTGGGTGCTAACCCGTCCAACCTGCGACTCACCAAGAAACAGAAGACTTTCGCAGAGCAGTTCGTAGAGACAGGTAATAAGTCAGAAGCCTACAGACGGGCGTATGACACCAAGGGTAAGAGAGAGACACACGCAAGGGATGCACAGAAGGTGGCGAACAATCCCAATGTGGCTACCTATGCGAATGCTCTCCAGATGGCAAAAGAAGCAGAGGAATATCTTTTACCCACTCGTTTGAGGACAGTTGCAATCCATCGGCTAACCAAGCTGGCACTTGATGATGAAGTCGCACCCGCCCAGCAACTCAAGGCGCTGGAGCTGATAGGCAAGATGACTGAGGTTGCATTGTTCTCTGAACGCAGGGAAGTGGTGCATCAGGTGGACAGTAGCGTGATGCGAGACAGGCTGATGGAATCTATTCGCATGGCAATCATGGCGAGTAACACCATAGAAGCCAAGACCAAGAGGAGCGCCCAGTCATTGCTGGCTGAGATAACTGGCACAGAGCCAGAGGATGTGGTTGTGCGAGATGTATCTGAGGATTCTCGTAGCATTGCTGAAGGGGGTGAGGGCATTGAATTCCCAGAAAGCGACCCCCCACGAGGGGGCAGGCACCCGTTTTTGCCCGCGTCTGATGCTGGGCATTTGCATAGTATTTCCGACAGTCAATCACCAAATTTTTCCAACCCAGAGGCACCATTAACACATGTTAATGGTCCACTTTCTTCTTTAGAATCAATAACTTACGAGGGGGAGGGGGTACAAAATCCTGGAATGTTAGTGTTAGGGGAGGATGTAGAAATGGCCCCCCTTGATGATTTGAATAAAAAAGGGTAGGGGGGTATATGTTAAAAATTGACGGACATGATGATGCGATTATTGGGAAGTCTTTGCTGTGGAGAGATGGCACACGGGTAGATGTGCTTGTGTATAGCGGAGAGCTTATCCTGGCTAAGTTGATGGAGAGAGATGGGATGACGGATGAAGAGGCGCTGGAGTATATTGAGTTTAATATTGAGGGTGCGTATATGGGATTGGGGACTCCTGTAATTATGTGGGAGCAACAATGACGCCAGCGCAGAAGGAGACTTTCCATATCATTGAGAGCTGGTGGAATTCCTATGGGTTTGGGCCGACTATTGATGACATTATGTTTATGACTGGCGAGAAAGGCCGTGGAAATGTGGCGCGGAAAATGAAAGCGCTTATTGAAATAGGGGTTTGCAAAGGGGATACGAAGAGGACTAGGAGTATTCGTCCAGCGTATCTCAAGCTGAGGAACATTGTGTGAATATAGAAGACATCATAAAGATGCTGCCCAAAGAGGCGCAGGAAAAAATATATGATGATGTGCGTTTGTATGAAGCATCCAAGGCCAGGGAAAAAGGCCAAATAGACTTTCTGGCTTTTGTAAAAACGATGTGGCCTGTCTTTATTGACGGTAGACACCATGCGCTTATGGCTCAGAAATTTGAAGAGATAGCCGAGGGAAAAATTAAACGGTTAATTATTAACATGCCTCCTCGGCATACGAAGTCGGAGTTTGCCAGCTATCTGCTGCCAGCTTGGTTCTTGGGGCGGTTTCCCCAGAAGAAGATTATTCAGTGTTCCAACACGGCTGAACTGGCTGTGGGCTTTGGACGTAAGGTCAGGAACTTAGTAGACTCGGATACTTATGCAAAAATTTTCCCTAATGTGGCGTTGCGTTCAGACTCTAAAGCGGCTGGGCGCTGGAGTACTAATGCTAATGGGGAGTATTTTGCTATTGGTGTGGGGGGTACTGTTACTGGTAAAGGTGCTGATTTACTTATTATTGACGACCCCCATTCGGAGCAAGAGGCGGCACTAGCCTCCAACGACCCTAGCGTTTTTGACAAGGTGTATGAGTGGTACACCTCTGGTCCAAGGCAGCGTTTGCAGCCAGGCGGCTCGATTATTGTTGTGATGACCCGCTGGTCCAAGAGGGACTTGACGGGCAAAATTTGCCAAGCCATGGTGGACAGGGACGGGGATGAATGGGAGATTATTAGCCTTCCAGCAATTCTTCCAAATGAGAAACCTCTCTGGCCTGAGTTTTGGTCCTTTGAGGAATTATCAAAGTTAAGGATTGAACTTCCGCTATCCAAATGGCAAGCGCAGTATCAACAAGACCCAACGAGTGAAGAGGGTGCGCTGGTCAAACGTGAATGGTGGCAAGTCTGGGATGCAGAGCGTCCTCCTCCTTGTACTTACATTATTCAGTCTTGGGACACGGCGTTTACAAAATCAGAACGTGCCGACTACTCGGCTTGTACGACTTGGGGCGTTTTCTACAAAGACGAAAACGAAATGGACCCGCATGTTATTTTGCTCGATGCCTTTAAGGAGCGCATGGAGTTTCCTACGCTAAAAGATAGGGCGCAATCCATGTACAAAGAATGGCAGCCTGATGCGTTTATTGTCGAAGCAAAGGCGTCTGGTGCGCCATTGATATTTGAGCTAAGAAGGATGGGCATTCCTGTGCAGGAATTCACGCCGACCAGGGGTAACGACAAGATATCCAGATTGAATGCGGTGACAGATTTATTTGCAAGCGGGCGGGTGTGGGCGCCAAGGAAAAGATGGGCTGAAGAAGTGATTGAGGAAGTGGCTGCATTTCCCAATTCAGACCATGACGACTTTGTGGACTCAACTACACAGGCTCTGCTAAGATTCAGAAGAGGTGGGTTTATCTCATTGCCTAGTGATGAGCCTGATGAGCCACGAGAA